TTGTTGTACCAAATGTCAACTGCTGAACTACTGTCATACCAAAGTTTACCTGTTATTAAGTCACCTACTGGTGCTGAAGTACCAAATTCATAGTTTTTACTATCAATTGATGCAACTGTTCCAGATACGTCTGCAACTTTAAAGTTACTGTAATTACCAGTAGCAATGTTTAAGTTTGTGAACACGTTAAATGCTACACCACCTACACTACCATTGAAAACATCAATGTCTTTACCGTCACTAGCAACGATTGTGATTTTACCAGATACATTTGATGCTACAACATTTGTAGCACTTCCTGATGCTAATGCATCATTTATATCTTGAACCATGTCGTCGACACTTACATTACCGTCGCCACTTGTATCAGTATTAAATTTAACATCAATGTTTGATGCACTATTATTAATTTTCAATCTGATGCCGTAATCTGACCCACCAGTTTGTTGTGATATTGTTGTGTCGCTTAAAGCGGATGAACTTTGTATTTGTAAACTGCTTTGACCGTTATGTCTTCTTAAAGCAAACCTTCCGTGTACATCTGAATCAAGTTTATTACCTGAATCGTACTCTACAAAGAAAGTACCTGCATTTGGTGTAGCACCAATACTTGTACTTGCATAAGCACTTGCTGAATTGGCATAACCTTCTGCTGTTGTACTGACCCATGAAGCAGTAGATGTGTTATAAACTTTAAGTCCATATTTTAATCCACTTGCGGCTGATGTTGTTTGTACAATTAAATCACCACTTTGAAGAGCACTACTATCTTTTCGTGCAGTTGGTCTGTTTAAATGTGTAACAAACTGACAGTCTTTACCAGTGTTTGCTTCGAATGTACTTGCATCTGTGAACTCATGCCATACAGATGATGCTTTGTAGAAATATACTACTTCTGCTGTTGCTTTACCGTTTTGATCTATACCTAAGATTCCAATGTCTCCAGTTTTACCTACTGATGGTTTTGGTACGCCACCGGCAGTAATTTCATCTTTTGAAAAAATCTTAGGGTCTGTTTTTTCTACATACTTGGGAATAGTCCCAGATGTGTCATATGTAAAGATACCCCACTTAGTAGCACTTGAGTCTACCCATATTGTTGCATTTGCCGGGGATTCCGACGGTGCACTTGACAATGGTTTTAATTCATCTAAGTCTACATCTGATCTAAGAACGTATGCTCTTGAAGCCAGACCTAGAAAACTGTGTGCGGCTAATAAACCGTACTCGTTTAATTCGTAACCATGTTGTGGAGTTCCTCCTGTGCTGTAGAATTGTGGATTTCCGTATTGCTGTAACAATTCTCTTTGACTTGTAATTAAGTAAAGTTGGTTATCTGACTCTGCTTTAGAATAAGGTGCTAGACCTGATCCATCGGGGTTAGATTTGTTCTTTGCTGTTGCGATTACAATCAAAGGTACTGTTCCAGGACCTCCAGGCGAATAAAACGATTCGTCTGATACTGAAATGTCTACACCAGGTGATACTAATGTTGCCATATTTTTCTCCTATAATACCTTGTTTGGTTACATGTATTTATTAAAAAATGCAATAATCATGGTATTATAAAAATAACTATTCAGTAATTTTTAGGAAAAATGATAAATAAGACCTTAAATTATCTCTATGGTATTTTCAGTGAATATTTCTGGTTTTGTTGGAAGTTTTTCTAATATTTGATCTATTTGTTCAAAAAGTTCTTCTTTTGTGCTATTATTTTTTACAGTAAAGTCAATGTGACAGCCGATCCAATCCCATTCACTGGCGTGAATCTGTTTGAAATCTCTATTCATTATATGCCTTGCTACTGCATCGCCTTGATTGGCCTTTAGAGCAATTTCATACCATTCTGGTTTTTCTTCTCTTTCAACAAGAATAATTGTGCCATTCATAGCCTGTATAATTTTTACTTCGTTTTGAAATCTACAATCACTGATAACAACACACTCGTTTTGATGATGTAGTTTTTTAACTCTGTATTCTAAACTGCTGATCCAGATGTTTTCATTGAAATGATTACGCATTACATCTGTGCCTATTAATTGTAATGCTAATCTAGGTGTAAAATTAGATATGCTTAATTTTTTGCTCCAAAACATATCAACAGTTTCTCTAAACTGTCTGCTTTCGTCTGTTTCACCTTCTAGTAAATCTCTATCCCAGCCAAATACATTTGCACATAAGTCTTTTAGTGGGCCTGCGAATGAAGTTGGAATGCAACCTTTAGTTGCCAAGTATTGTGCTACGGTGTTTTTACCTGATCCTATATTACCTAATAATCCTATTGTGTTCATTTATCCTATAACAAAGCCGTAATTTTTATTTCCTTCTTCCATATTAATTATTGACGTTAGTAATCTTTCTTTCTCAGTCATGGCCTCTTGCTTTAAAGCCTCGCCATTTAATTGCACTGAACCTTGTGGCCCTGGTAAGCCTGAAGTATATTTACTTCTTGCTTCACCGAGCATCATTTTTGCTTCTGCTAATGCCCAATCTGCCATCCAAGGTCTAGAATACTCATTCTCTAATAAATTTTGTTCTGGTACTAAATTAGAAATCTGTATCATTATGTCTTCTGTTATAGATATCTTACGCAATAGTTTTAACACTTTGGTATTTGTATTGAATGTGAAGTCATAATCTCCACCAAATATTCTGTTAAGTGTTTCTTTATATTGGGTAAATGCATCATAGTTGGCTAGACCGCCAACAACACCTGCATTGATTAGATATGTGTTTTGAAATGCTACATCAAACGGATCAAAGTTTGTGCCTGTTCCTATATTACCACCACCAACACCTCTACGATATACTTTTCTGATATTTAATACTTCACCTGGAAGTGTGTATTCTTGTACATCTGGTTGTGTTTGCAAAAAAGCATAACTTTCTTCAACAGCGGAATCACTTCTACTTCTTAAAGTCTGTATTGCTCTGTCTATTGCTAGATTGTAGTGTTCTGGATCTAATTCCACATCGATCATTCCGTCACCTAATCGTAACTTGATCTCTGTAATTAGTCTATCTCTAGGGGTTTCTGTTGCACTCATACAACTATTTATCAAAAAGTTCTTAGTATGATTGTGTGCTCATTAAATCTACCGTTCATTTTAGTAGGGGTTGTAGTAAGTTCTTCAAATGATTTTTTGCATTTCATTTTACCTGCATCAAATCCTTTAATCATTTCTGCTGGTTTTCTCAAAGTTTTTTGTATGCTGGTATCTTCGTCATAGTCTTGTAATGTTGTTCCTTTTACCATAATGCCTGTACCAGGTCTTTGCATGTTCTTAGGGTCAATGTTTTTTGCACGATATACACCTATTTTTCTAGTTTTAGTGTTGTATATCCAAACTTCATTTGCGTACACAATGTCTGTTGGGTGCAAACTTGCTAGTCCTAGTTCAGGAAAGTTTACTGCATACTTTAATTTCTTCACGATAGCCTCTTTAGACCGTGCCTTAGGCTTACGAGCCTTGCGTGTAGTGGCTTTTGTTGCTATGATAGTATCACAAGCAGTATTAATCGTTTCGTAGTACTGTACGAAGGCTTTACGCATTTTAGCATCGAAGTGGCTGTATGCTTCTTTTAGTTCTTCGTCCTTCCATTCTAATACTTCTAGTGCTTCGGCATGTTGAGCCGCAAATTCTTCTTTTATAATTTTAGCATGTGGGCCTTTAATTTCAGGTTGATATGACATCATCATTTTATAAGGATCAAAATCTTTAATTGTTTTAGAACCGTCAACCATCTCGTCTAAGAAGCCTTCGATATTACCGCATAAATCACTTACTTGTTCTTTCATTCGTTCTTGAATGCTGATTACAGGCTTTGCTAATTTTTGCTCAATTTTTTCAACCTTTTCTTCTAAAGCCTTTTTGCCACGTGGTACCCACTCTTCGTTTTTACGTTTTTCGTAGTGTTCTCTTAAATGGTCTGGCATATAACCTAATTTTTGCCATACAAAAATTGTGCTAATGCATGAACTAAATGTCCAGTCTGGATTTGCTAAAATAATCTTTACTTCTTCTGGCGTCCATCCTGTGTGGTTTTTAAGCCAATCTTTTACAATAGGCAGTCCTTTAGTTTTACTAACCTCTGTCCTGGCAAAATATTCGCAACTGCGAAATGCTTTTACCTGTTCTTCTTTATCCGTTACAAGTTTAAGAGTCTTCCAATCAGGCTCTGTTGTAACATATATAGATCTCTGTGTTTTCTTTCTAGCCATACCAATAATTACTCATTTTAAAAACTATATATAATTTTTCTGGCAAAAACGGTGTCAAATAAAGATTAATTATAGTATAATCTCGTCTTTTGTCATTTCAACGTATCTTATTTGAGGGTCTCTTTTACGTGGTTTACCCATAATCCAAAACTTCTCAAACATAAAACCAGCACCTAGTTTGATGCCCACATCTATGCCATCTTTATGACCGATATTGTACGAAGTGTAGCCTACACCTATTATACAAATACCAAATATTATGTATTCTGTAATTTCCATGTTCTTATAATAGCAAAAAATTAAACCGTTGTCAATCTGATAAATACAGTTATGCCTAAAATTAGTTTATGGAATCCGGTCAAAAGAAACGACTATAAGTTTGTCGGCGGTATTGTAGCGGAGAATATTTATGCTGGTGGTACTGGGGTAAATGTACACAAATATCTGGGTGTTCACGATCAAGGGGACACTAAAGACTTCACGCAACCACAACAAGGTAACAATTACGGTTCAGACGGCGATCAAAAAACTGGTGAAACATTCATACAGGATGTATTATTTTTAGAAAATAGAGACAGAAAGTATGATGATGACATATATGAACTCAGAGGAACATATACTGTAAGTGATTCAGACTTTGATTTAACACAATTTGGTATGTTCTTACAAAATGACACATTGTTCATCAATTTTCACATTGACACAATGGTATCAACATTAGGCAGAAAACTTATGGCAGGCGATGTTATAGAATTACCTCATATGAGAGATGATTTATTACTCGATGAACGCAAAGATGCCATAAACAGATTTTATGTAATTACAGATGCAAGTAGGCCTTCAGAAGGATTTGATCCAAATTGGTGGCCTCATATGTGGAGATGTAAATTAGGTCCAATAAGCGACAGTCAAGAATACAGAGATATTATTGGCTATGGTGATGAAGAAGACGATTTACGAAATATCATCAGTACATACAAAGATGAAATTGATATTTCAGATGCTATTATAAAACAAGCAGAAAATAATGTTCCACAGGATCCTTATTATGCCGCAGGTACTCATTTATTTGTGGATGAAACTGCCAAAGGCAAACCATTTATAGGAACTATTGAAGGTGCACCAAATGGTGCTACACTATTGGGTAGTGGAATAACATTTCCATTAGCCGCAGTTGATGGTGATTATTTCTTAAGAACAGACTTTTCACCTAGTAGGATATTTAAGAAATCAGGTAATCGCTGGGTGAAAGTTGCAGATGACAGCAAGAGAGTGTTCTCTAGTGCAAACAGAATCCTTGATGGCTTTATAAATAACACGACAGAGACAACAAACACAGATGGTACTGTAACTAATGAAAGAACAAACCTAAGTAAAGTTGTTAAACCTAAGACGGACAATTAAATATGCAGTACTGGTATGATGAACAAATTAGAAGATATATTCTACAATTTATTAGAATATTTCATGCATTCAAAGTCAAAGAAGGTAGTAGAGACGGCGAAGACGAAAGATATAATACTGTGCCTATAAGATATGCAGATCCAAGTAGAATGGTTTCGCATATACTTAGACAAAATTCAGAAAATGTTATTAACAGCACACCTTTTATAGGTGTGAGTATCCAAAGTTTACAAATTGCCAGAGATAGGACACAAGATCCTTTCTTTACAGATACCAAAAGTATAACAGAGCGTAAATTTAACGAAGATACACAAAGTTATGAAAGTACGCAAGGCAACCAATATACTATTAACAGGTATATGCCAGTACCTTACAACTTAACAATGCAAGTTGATATATGGACACCTAATACTGATACAAAATTACAATTAATGGAACAGATATTAGTTCTATTTAATCCAACAATACAATTACAACAAAATTCTAATCCGTTTGATTGGACCTCAATTGTTGAAGTCGAATTAACAGATATACAGTTTACTAATAGAAGTATTCCGGCAGGAGTAGATGAGCAAATCGATGTAACAACATTAACATTTATATTGCCTATATGGATTAATCCTCCTGCAAAAGTTAAAAGACAGAGTATTATACATGAGATTCACAGTAATATAATAACTGATTTTGGTGGACAATCATTGAGCGAAATTGGATATGATGAAGACATACATGATTTCTTTAGAAGTTTTGATATACAATCACGTTTAATTGTTTCGCCAGGTAATTACAAAGTTAGTATATTGGGCAACTCTGCAACTTTATATGACTCAGGAGGTATAGAGACTAAGAGTTGGTCTGATTTACTAGCATTGTATGACAAGGAATTAAAAGATAACACCAGTATTTTAAAATTAAAAATCACTAATGATATGGAGGATGACTCACAGGATATTGCAGGTACTATTGCAAAACATCCATCAGATGATAGTCAACTTATATTTAATTTGGATACTGACACATTGCCTGCTTCTACAATAGGTAATATTGATAAAATTATTAACCCTCATAGTAATGTACCAGGCGATGGTACAATACCAAACCTTGTAATTGGACAACGATATTTAATAACAGAAGATCTTTCCAAAACAGGTTATCCAGAGTGGAATGTTGATGCATCAGAAAACGATATTATTGAATTTGATGGTGCAAAATGGACAGTATCATATGATGCAAGTGCCAACTTTGGTACTACAGCAATTACGAAGAACTTAAATACAAGTAAAGTATACAAATGGACAGGAACACAATGGCTGAGCATATACGAGGGAGAATACAATCCGGGATATTGGACTCTAGTCCTGTAGAACCTTTCACAGGTGTTATAGGGGTAGGCACATTATTTCTTGCTCTTGATACCAACCGTGTACTTTTACAATTCAGAAACAGCGACAAACGACATAAACACACTTGGGGATTTTGGGGAGGACTTGTTGAAAAAGGCGAGTCTCCATATGAAGCCTTAACACGTGAACTTGATGAGGAATTAGGATTAGTTCCAGATATTAATAAACTAAATCCTATTGATGTTTATCAAAGCAAAGACAAGAACTTTATGTATTACAGTTTTGTTGCAGTCATAGAACACGAATTTATGCCAAATTTAAATGGTGAAAGTTGTGGGTATGCTTGGGTAGACATCGGTACATGGCCAAAGCCATTACACGAGGGTGCCAGAGCAACCTTAAGTTACAATAAAGGTAACGAAAAACTTAATACTATATTAAATTTACATAAATGTCAGATATAATAGATTTTAAAAAGATAAGATTAGAGAACTTACTAATAAAGTTTGCAAAGTCTAACGAAATACCGCCCGAATTTATTGACGGCCGTATGAATCCTGATGATTTATTTAATGTTTATAATGAATCGTTATCTGAATATCACTTAAAACTATTAAGTAAACTAAGACGCATACTAGCAAGTAGAATGCGTAAAAGTCAAAAAAACATATATGAATCATTTATGGAAGAATACTTGTACTTTTATAAGCATCAATGTACCAAAGAAGACAAGTGGAGATTTCCTGTTGTAAGTTCTAAATACAGAGATAATTTAAATCCTATCAGAGCATTATATTATGAATTACTTAATATAATGAACAGTTATAATCCTGAAAGTCATGTACATACATTTGTTTTAGACTTGTTTACAGATGCAGAATGGCGTAACACTATAATTAATTGTGTGCAAAAAGACATTAATGCAATAGATCATATAACATCAACATATCATTACCCATTAGAAAAAATTGGCGAGAAGCCTTTTGAATTTCTTTATTTAATGGAACTTAAAAAAGATCTAGTTACTGCAAGAAGTGTGTTCCGTTCCATGGGACACTGGTCACCAGACGAATAATTACTTGTAAAGTTTTCTTATTTCGCCGTCAAATAATGGGGCGTACATTTTTACAGGATCTACTTTACCTTTAACAGTAACTTCTCCTATATTACCAAATGCTATGTTAGGGCATTCCATATAAGTATATTCAGAAACAATAATTGGTGTGTCTTCTGCTCTTGTTTGTGCTTCTAATCTAGCACCTAAGTTTACAGCATCACCTACCACACTATAATCTAATCTAGTTTCAGCACCCATGTTGCCGACAATACATGTACCTGTGTTTACACCTGTACCAAATTTTACTCTTGGCAAGCCACGTTCTTCCATTTCTTTTTCTAATTCGTCACCTAATAGTTCAATCTCTATTGCTGTTTTAACGGCCATCTCAGCATGATTCTCACATGGTAGTGGTGCATTCCAAAATGCCATTATACAGTCACCCATGAACTTGTCTATTGTGCCACCGTTCTTTAAAACTATCTTAGTCATTTTATCTAAGAAACTGTTTATTAGTTCTACTAGTCCTTCTGGGTCATCTGCTTTCATATACTTTTCTGATATGGGTGTAAAGCCGACTATGTCAGCAAACATAAAACTCATTTCTTTTCTTTCGCCACCTAGTTTCATTAGACTAGGATCTTTAACTAACATATCAACATAGTCCGGGGATATATAAGTACCAAACTGTCCTTTGATTTGTTGACGTAATTTGTATTGTTTATAGAAGTTATTAAATGCTGATTGTGTAAACACTAAAAATCCACTTAACACAGGAAAAGTTGCATCTACTAATTGTAATTTATTTTGATATAACCACACACTACCATATGCTTCTCCACCTAAAATCAGCAGTGAAATCGGTGCTGTCCACAGCAATGGTAACTTATACACCGCTAAGGCTATTAAAATCATACCACACAACGCACACAGAAGTTCTATAAGCGACGATAACTGGCTCCGCTGTATATTTGATCCATCTATAAAGTTCTGTAGCATGTGTGCTTGTATATGCTGTGGATACATGTTGCCTCTTGGAGTAGGTACAGGGTTAGCAATACCTTCTGCTGTAACACCTACTATAACAAACTTTCCACCCATATTAGGTAAACTGTTTATGTCCGTATATTCTACTTCTTCAAACGTATTATTGTAACGTATATATGCATCGCCTTTTGGCAATGTTACTATAGGATCAAAAGGCGGAACTGCAAATTCGTTTATGCCTATCTCTGTTGTTTTAATCATGTAACTGGGTTTGCCTGTTTGTACTCGTAACATTTCTATAGCAAAACTAGGATATATTTTTCCCTCTACTCCTATTGCTAATGGATACGTTCTTGTAACAAAATCAGGTTGTGGTGCTGATGCATTTACGCCTATGCCAAGTGCTTCTGCTTCTAGTTCAGGTATGTTTGTTACTAAATTTGGCCAAGTTAGGAGAAAGTCCTGTGCTGTTGTAGGACCGATTACTCCAGTGCCAATATGAGGTCCTGTGGTCTTGATTCCTCTTGTGCTTGGTGTCTGAGATAACACTATTCCGTTACCCTTTATCCATGAAGCAAAAACTTCGTCTCCTCCAAATCTATCTGCTTCAGGAAACATAAGAGTGAAGCCTACTATGCCTTGATTCTTTTGTCTAATATCATATATGAGTTGAGCGTATGTAGTTCTAGGAAAAGGATACTGCCCTAATGTTTCTAGACTTTTTTCGCCTATGTTAATAATAACAACTTCGTTGCTTTGTTTAATTTCGTCTAGTTTTTGATATGCATCAAATGTTTGATTTCTTAAATTCTGTATTGGTGTAGGATCAACTACTTGGAGTGCTGTAAGTAATAATATAGATACTATTACAGCATAACCACTATAAACCCATTTCATTCTTTTGGATATCCTTCGTACCATTCTTTGATAGTATTGACTCTTACATCACGCCATGCTTTTTTATCTAATGCATACATAATAATTGTATCACTAGTAGTATCGTATTTTTTTATATCAATACTTTGTTTATGTATTTCTTGATTAAGAGTACACGGCATAGTTCGAATTTCTTTTGTGTCTATCTTTTCAAATACTACTGTTACTACTCCTTGCCTAAGAGCATC